ATTACTATCCAAAAACCCACAGATAATAGCAATTGGAAAGGAAGAAGTCGAGAACATAGTAGGAATCAAAGCCAAGCATTTGATTTATGATATTAATAGAAACCTAATACAAAACAAGGATGATATTATGCTGACAAGAACACCTACCATTATGACTCCCCAACAAAAGAAGCAGGCTCGTAAATGTCATTGTGGTCGTCATCGGGTTTTCCCAGACGGTTATGATGAATGCTTACATTGTGTGCGAGACCTTTAACGAAATGTATATAAGTGTGGTATGCTACCATTAAGTATGGCGAGCAGGGCGAAAAGCACAACGCATGTTGAATACGAAGTAGTAAATTACATTGGCAACCACATCTACCTAGATGACTTAATGGCGCAAATGATACCCGAAGGTGACACAGTAGCGGAGAAAAGATTTAGAAAGGGGGCAGAAAACATCTGCCAATATCTTGAGAACATGGCACAACGAAGAGTACATAAACTACCTAAGACTCACCCAGACTATCGGGGGAAAGACGAATGAACATCTTTGTCTTAGACCAAAACCCAACCGTAGCGGCACAAATGTACTGCGACAAACATACTCCTAAGATGGTAGTAGAATTATTGCAACAGGGTGGTTCTGCCGTCATACGTCATGGTGCTACGCCCGACATGATGCCACTTACCAAGAAGAGTACGCCACTCAAGGGAGGCTATCACAATCACCCTTGCACACGCTGGGTAGGCGATTCACGCGATAACTTCTTCTGGGCAATCGAGCATGGTCTAGCCCTATGTGACGAGTACACCAAAAGGTTTGGCAAGACTCACTTCTGCGAGGCAGGCATTGAGCAGTTACTTACTATGGCCGAGTTAATACCCGAAGGCCCACTCACGCCGTTCGCTCTTGCTATGCCCGATGAACACAGACCTGTGGCCTGCCATATCAAAGACGGTTACTTGTTCCACGCTTCGGGTGCTACGGCAGTAGAGGCTTACCGACGTTACTATCATAGCAAAACCTTTGCCAAGTGGGACAAAGGCACAGACGCACCCGCATGGTGGATGGGGGCTATAGCATGAGCCTAGAGGAAGAGTATGAGCAGATAAAAAAAGACTTAAAGCATATGATTATGTATGTGAAGATGGCCCCTCATGTGACTGTTAGAGGCAGAAGAGAAAGAGCGGAATATGCTGCTAGACTAGAGAGGCGATACTTTGAGTGAAAGGTGGTATATGGAACACATGGGTATCATGGCATTTTGGAGGACTGTTTTAGGAGTCGTCAATGTAATACTTGCTAGTTTAGTTACGCTAAAAGTATTTGGGTTGATTTAATGGCTATGCCCTATAAAATTACCTGTAAACTATGTGGTAAAAAGGAGAAGAACATAGCACGACAAAGCAACATCGTAGTAGTCACTTGTTCTGATTGCCGCCGCGCCATGTTTAGTGCGAAAACTATACGCGCTCAAGCCCGTAAAGCCAAACAAGCAGAAAAAATTACTGTAAAAGAAGATAAAAAGGTACCAGAAAAAATTGAAAGCGTGAACACAATCGCACAAGACAAGGGTTATAAGACACTATATTCATTTAGTAAATTGGGGGAAACGTAATGCTACCGGGAATTGAGGTTTCGACTATTATCGAAATGGTTCTCAACGCTGACAGGTCAAAGGAGATAGAGCATATCCTAACTGAAGGCAACATTAGGGATGCTAACTTTGTCAAGAATTTACTATGGGTGGCTACTGACCCTACTTATCAAGAGGGCGTCGATGAGAAACTAGATGAGGTTCTTGATACTCACGAATTGGATAACCGTTTCTTACAGGGACTCATGTGTGGTATTATCATAATACTAAGTGCCGAGCGCCCCTTCTATGTGAACAACCCCAACCACCTCATACTCGCTAAACTCTACGAGGCCGCGCAAGCCCTCGTTTTGGAGAACAGTATTAGTGAATAGACACCCTTATAAGCATGAAAGGGTAGCATAATCTATGAGCGAAGTATGGGCTATCAAGCACCGTCCGTCTTTCAAAACGATGGCCGGCGCTTCTCAGAATGAAGTGGTATCGTACCTCCGTACCATAACTAAAGAAGATGAAAGCCCATCACTTCCTCACCTTCTATTCCACGGCCCCGCAGGGGTAGGTAAGACAAGCATGGCCCACGCCTTTGCAGACCACCTTGATACTACCTTGCACGTTTACAATGCAAGTAGCAAGGCCACAAGAGGGATAGAGTTTATCGAGAAGGAATTGATTCCTATCGCAAGAAGTGGTATTGATTGCCTCATTCTCTTGGATGAAGCAGACCAAATCACAAAGTCAGCACAGATGGCATTGAAGGGAGTCTTGGAAAACTGCTCTTGTACTTTCATTCTTACTTGCAACAACAGTTCCGGTTTGATAGAACCACTCAAGTCAAGATGTCAGACGTTCGCATTCACACCAATCAACGGAGGTGAGTGTCGCATAGCATTACATGGAATACTACTTGAAGAAAACGTAGCGCTTGGGGATGGTGGTGCCTTTGTGATGAACGCAATCTTGGACTCACACGAAGGCGACCTGCGCTCTATGGTTAATGCACTACAAACTTATGTATCTATCCTCCGCGAGCAAGGAGATAAGAAGGCTTTATCCTTCATCGAGAATATGCAGGGCGCTTTCTCCTGTGATAAGTTTATCGAACACATCAACGACAAGGATTTCACAAAGGCATTAAAACTAATGGACTCGGTTGCGGACATTAGGAATACCCTAAATGTAATTATGGCTCATACAATTAGTAAGGGCGCAAACATGAATGTAGTTTCACACATAGTCACGGCTTATCGTGACTTGCAGTTTGGTATGCCGGAACCCATAGTTAAGGCCGGTTTTTGCCGAAGTATGGTGTTATCGGCACCTTTATATGTGTGATTGGCAAGGGAAAATTAGTAACAAAAGGTGACGCAAATGGAAGATACAATGATTAAGAATATGGCTAAGACGCTGAATGTAAGTGCTGAGGTACTACAACAGAAGGCACAAGAAGTATTGGCCCTACAGGGTGCGGCATGGGAAAACGCAGGTAAGTCTGCGGATGACTGTAGCATACTAGCACTTAGGGTTGCCGGAAGGCAGATTAACACCGAGAACGCTGCTCTACGGAGAGCGGGTGCTGAGAACATAGAGGGTATGTTCGTTTCCTCTCCAAGACCGAAGGAGTGGGGTAAGATTCTCTACAACAAGATGGCTAACCAACTTAGGGGTGCTGATGGTAATGCCATTCACGCTCTCGTAAATAGCGGTGCTATCGTTGTCTTTGAGGATAACCACGATGGTACATTCTCACGAATGGCTATGGAAGAGTTCGGAGGCGACGGTACTACATCAGAACTACCACGCCACACCCAAAGGCTAGACGAGAACACCCACTTCTATGTGGTATGGGACAAGAACAACCCAACCTTCCCGTCTGGTGACACCAACTTCAAGTACGGCAAGCCAAGACCGCAGGATGAGCGTGAGTGCACATCCCTATTCTTGACTACGGATATGAAACTACTGACTGTCAAGGCACAGGGCAACGCCGCTGACATTCAGCATCCTACTTTCGTAACAGGTACTATTCCTGTCAGACTAGGTGCTAATGGTACTACGGCTTACTGCAAGCCTAACGTTTCAGTATTCACGGCTGATGACTCTCTTGTTGAGAAGTTCCCATCATCCCCATTGGACATGATTAAGGGCGACCTACCCATTGACCTATTGGAGAGCGTAGATTCTCTTAGGGCTTACTACGATGAGTTTAATGGTAAAGACGGTTGGTGGGACAAGGTTATCGCCGTACCTACTGAGGTCATTCACATTGACCCAAGAGACAACGGTGGTATGGTGCTAGTATGTGCTGACCTAGATATGTCTTCAACGGCCCCCACGATTGATGTGTACGTCGGCGCAGAACATGAGAACCTTGTAGACTTCGCGGTCGGAAGCAAGTGTCTCATTGTCGGACAGACTTGGAGGACTAAGGATGACGAGCAAAGGATGAGTGTGTCCGGTTGGTGGGCTTACGATACCATCGAGGCCATGCCTGTGACCGAGCAGACTCCCCTTTTCAACGACGAGGGACAAGATGAATACGGAGGTCTGTACGAATGAGTAATTGGGGTACAACTACCACTACTTCTAAGGCAAAAGAAACTGCACCAGCAGTTCCTAAGATTGTCTACGATAGGACATACTACTCTAACCTATTCAACAGTCAGCGCGCCGCCAACAACGAAGGGCGCTTTGCTTTGGTGGGGCATGAGAACACTTGCAAGACAGGACTAGCGGCATACTTGCTAGAGCCGGAGATTCTTGCGGGTAAGAACATCTATGTCTTCGATGTAGATAACTCGGCTATGTCCACACTATCGGACCTTTACCCAGATGCAACTAACATCAATGTACTGCCTCTACTAGACGAGATGGATGACTCTATCTTCAACGAGGACAATAGTGTCAACTACCTTCAACTGATTGAGAAGACAAAGTACTTCATTAACGTGATTGCTGAGAACATCAAGAACGGAGAAGATGTAGGTGGTGTCATCTTTGATGGCGGTTCTACTTTCCTAAAGTGGTGCGAGTTTGCTATGCGAGCGGCACTACTACGCAAGGGAGTCATCGAGAACGAGGACGACTCGTTCAATCAGAAAGAGTGGCGAGAGCGGAACAAGTTGAACCGTGACGTTCTTGACAGACTACACGCTCTACCTGTTAACAAGATATTCAACACCTTCCACTTGAAGGCCGTCCAGCAGTACATGGACGACGGTTCGGGCAAGAAGGTTCTCATGGCAGTAGGCGAGAGGCCCGACTGGGAGAAGGGGACTATGCGCCGATTCTCTCAGCAGATATTCCTATCGCGCTATATGAAGAAGGCTGACATGGCTGCTGGCGTCAAGGGCGACAGAACACTCAGCGAAGGCGAGTGGTGCGTCAAGGCTACCATCGAAGAGATGAAAGGTAAGTTCATACAGTTTGTAGGACAGACACATACTATTCTAACAGTAAAAGGCGGGAAGGCCACATGGTTTGGTCTTCCGTTCTTGCGGAGTGATTTAGATGACAACACAAGTGATACAAAAGAATGATTTACAACAACTGTTAAAGAAAGTACAACGGAAAACCGTTGAGGGCTTTCTTGTAGACTCCTGTGTGCTTTGTGTTAAGCCCTATGAGTTATATGTTACTTCTCTTGTGAAGGACGGCGTGTCAAGTGTTGCTAGATTTAGTCTGGATGCGTCTTCTGACCCGTTCCACGAAGACCTGCGAATTCCTGTACCCAGCATTTCTCATTTGTTAAACGTACTCAAGTACCACAGTCAAACTGTTAAACTCATCTATGAGTCAGACAAACTAAAGATTGCGTCGGGGAAAAAGACAACGACGCTTGCGACATCATTCCGAGCAAAGGCTACTTCTTCATCTCCCGACACGCTAGAGGAGTGGTCTAATAAGTCAGAAGCAATTGCAAAGAAAATTAGTTTTCCTAAGTATGGTCCAAGCACTTATACTTTAGAAAGCGGAGAAGAGAATGTTGCTAAACTGTCATTTGCGGTAGACTCAACGGACTTGTTTGAGGCTCTACGTTGTGATGGTATCAACGGAAAGAAGCAAGGTAAATATAACTTCGTCTTTGACGAGGACGGGTTCCATGTTGACGTTGGTTCGGAAATACACGGGCATACTCGCACTACTGTATCTAATTTACCAATATTGGGCATAGATAGTATGACTTTTGAGGGTGGTCTTGAAGAAGTTATGAAACCAATAGTAGGGGAAGTAATGTTAAATTTCCATAATTTCCCGAAGAGAGGTAGTCGTGCAGGTGCATGGGCTTTGCTTATCACAATAGATAATGACTTTGTATATCAAATGTCGGTGAGCGCATGATAGTAGAACGCGGACGAGGACGCGCGGTTCACATCAGATACCGTGACACAGATGGCAACCGACAGACAACAGTAGAAAGAAACTGTTATCCTTATTGTTTTGTTGAAACATCTGCACAAGATATTT